AAGCCTCTAGGCAGTTAATTCATGAGTTCAAGGCTTTGTTTCACAGATGGGAAGAGGAGAGTGATATGGAACAGGATGAGATACTTGAGTGCCTGGGTGAGGCGGTGGATGAGTATTACGACGAGGAGGTTGTGGATTTTGAAAGTGAGATAGAACTAGATGAGGAGGATGAGGAATGAATATATATAAACCAACAGGTAAGAAACTAGAAAATTGGCCCCAAATAGTGGACCGTTTAACGAAGGAAAATAATGAACTTCTTCGCAGGGTGCGGGAGTTAGAGAAACAGGTAATGGAGTTAATGGCTCAGAGCAATGGATAATGAAAGTCCCACCTGGATGGAATCCGATTTATTGGAAAAAGTACGGGCGAGCAATACCACTATCCGTACAAAAATTACCACGGTGCGACTTGTTAAAGCTGGGGCCACCGACATTGAAATTAAGCCAAGAGGCGTTGGAACGGATACGCAAGGCTGGGCAGTCGGTGAAACGGAAATCCCGTGCAACACGCTCGAAGAGGGCATCATCATAGGAATGGAGATACAGGCAAGGGGATGATCCGCACCAGGTACGAGACAAAAACTGACCTTGCTAATGAGCGTAAGGTGGAGGCTTTTTTGTCTAAGCAATGGGGTTGTCACTTCCATAAGCTTAACCCGATTAAGTGGAAGATTGACTACCTTATTCAGAGCGGTGACCGGTATAGTTGGGCGGAGTTAAAGTGTTTAAATATAAGGTATGGGCAGTATCCGTTTATGATTTCGTACAAGAAGATCGAGGCCGCCAAGTTACTACATGACACTTCTAACAGGAAATTTAATCTGATTTTCAGATGTACGGATGAGTTGTGCTATCACACTTGGGACTTTAGTAGGGATTATAAATTTGAGTGGGGTGGCCGCACAACCGCCACCCGCGACTTGCAGGATATAGAGCCTGTATTTCGGGTATACCCGGAGCAATGTAAAGTAGTGGAGGGATTCAATGAAAGATGAGGAAATAATGGATAAGGCCTTAAAACGCTTCAACGAGGATGCCCGAAAGAAGTTTATGGATGGCGTGCGGGAGCATAACCCCGATGGCACAAAGGGGTTATCCCGAATGACGCTGGAGGAGAAGCTACGCAGTTGCCGGGAAGAGGTTATCGATTTGTGGTTTTATCTCTATGTAATTGAAGAGAAATGCCTAAGTTAACCTATGCGGATGAGGTGGATGCCAACTTTGGTATCCCGTGGACAGATGATTTAAAGTTTGTAAAGGGCGAGCTTGCCTGCGCTTTGAGCGAGGAAGAGGTGGATGCCTTACCACAGGATCGGGCAGAGATGTTGAGTCGCTTAATCATTGACCAACCTCAGTCAGAAGTGGAAGACCCGATCCAATGGGGATGGACATTACCTGGGTGGCGTAGGGTGATGGAGCGGTGGGATAAGGATAAGATTCATGTCATACTCGGCGGCAACCGCAGTTCCAAGACGATGTTCGCGTCTCGTATGTTAGTCCACTTAGCCCAGCAGATACCCGAAGCTGAAATTCGCTCAATGCATGTGACAGAGGAGCGTAGTATTACTGATGCCCAAAAATACATATGGGCAAACCTGCCTGCTCGTTATAAGCGAACAAAGAAGAAGAGCGAGAATCATAGCTTGCAGTACAACCAAAAGAATGGGTTTAACTCTGCCAAGGCGATCCTACCACCCACCACACCGGGTGCGGAGCGGGGCAGTACGATATACTTTAATAATTACAGGCAGTACATGGCAGACCCGCAAATCTTTGAAGGTTGGTCTGCACACGCGATACATCTCGATGAAGAGGTGCCGGAGAGTATTTTTAATACATTGCTCGGCAGGACGGTGGACTACCACGGTAGGTTGATTTTGACCTTCACAACCCTTCAAGGTTGGACACCTTTGATCAATAGTTTACTGAAGGGTGCGGAGACGGTGCGTACCCGATATAGCGATTTACTACAGCGGGAGTTACCCGTGGAGCAGGTGTCTGCGAATTGGCCCGATTGTCGCATTCATTACTTTTGGACGCAGGACTCGCCCTTCATAGATGGCAAGGAGTTGATTCGTACCTACTCGCAACAACCGCTGGAGACAAAGCTTGCCCGATTATTCGGGGTACCATCCAAGGCAATGGAGGGGCGTTTCCCGAAGTTTAACCGCGAGACCAATGTGGTGCCTCACGAGAAGATTCCATTTATACAGGATGACACCATACCGGTCACCCGGTACTTTGTCTGCGACCCTGGGGGAAGTAAGCCTTGGGTGGGTATATGGGCAGGAGTGATGCGGGATGGGAGTATTTATATTTATCGCGAGTTCCCCGACAGCACAATGGGGCAGTGGGCATTACCTCATGTTAACGGGGTAGGGAAGAGTGTGGGGAAACCTGGTCCTGCCCAGCGTCCTCTTGGGTGGGGATATCTCGATTACAAGAACCATTTCGAAGAATGTGAACATGAAGAGGACATTTTTGAGCGCATTGTTGACCCACGCATGGGATCGGCCACGGTGAGGGAGAAAGAGGGGGAGAGTAATATTATCACCACAATGGCGAACCTTGGCTTTGTTATGCGTCCTGCACCAGGCGTGGAGATTGAGACGGGGATTGCCAAGATAAATGATGCCTTGTCATGGGATGACACTTCGCCTATGACCCTTGATAATAAGCCAAAACTCTATGTATCAGACCGTTGTGATAATACTATAACCTGCCTGCTTGAGTACAGCGGTCAATCCCGAACCGAGCATTTCAAGGACTACATCGATTGCATCCGTTACCTCATGGTAAGTGGGGCAGACCACATCACATCCTCTAGTATGGTGGCCACAGGTGGTGGCGGGTATTAAAAGAATTTGACTTGTCAACTACAAAAGTCTACAATCTGCTACGCATATGCAAAGCGCGTCTGATCCCGAACTATTGTTTGTCTCCAAAGAACCCGATGTGGGTTATTTACAGGAGACTTATCGCCGCACTAAGAGTAACTTAGGCGAATGGATCGACCGTAGGCAAAGAGATTACGATACCCGTAATTGCCTATGGGCAGGTAAGAGTGATGACTTTAAGAAGCACACAAACTTATCTGAGACAGGAGAGGTATTTCCCTTCGATGGGGCAAGTGACCAAGAGGTAAGACTCGTGGATGAGACTATTAATTGCATGGTCTCAATGTCACTTAATGCTGTACGACGCGCTCACATCGTCGCAACTCCGGTGGAGTCAGATGATATGGAAAGGGCGAATGTTATTAGTTCGTTTATTAGGTGGCTCGTAAATAGTAGGATGGAAGAATTTTATGACCAAGTGGAACTTGGCTTAAACCACCTCTATGAAAAGGGCATGATGGTGCATTATGTTTATTGGGAAAGCCAAGACCTTAAACAGCAACAATCCATCAAGTTAGAAGAGATCGCACAGGTTATGCCTCAGATCGCACAGGTCATCCAGGATGGCAGTATGGACAATGAGTTGTCATCTGCCCTTAAAGAACAATTCAATGTGTCCAAGACAAAAGCACGGGCGATGCTCAAGGAGATGCGTAAGGATGGGGAGACTACGGTCCCTGTCACCCGCCGGGTTATTAACCAACCCCGCATCAAAGCCTTGGCTCCCGATGAGGATGTATTTTGGCCGTCCTACACCATTGACCCACAGGAGGCACCTTATTGCTTTCATGTGATAAACATGACACCCGAACAACTGCGGGCAAAGATAAACACTGAAGGGTGGGATGAGGAGTTTGTGGACTCTGCCATTGAGTTATCTCAAAGAGGGGAGTCCGATGTACCAATTAATAATTTACGGCTGGAGGAGGAAGTTATCCGCGATGATGACGATACTATCCGTATCGTATACTGCTACCAACGCCTCTTGGATGAGGATGGTATACCCGGTATATACTGCACGATTTTACATGACCGCGTGCCTGAGATGTACGCTAAACATCAATTGCTAGACTACTCTCACGGAAAGTATCCCTTCGTAGTTAGTACCTATGAGAAAACATCCAAGCGTTTGTATCACAGCCGCTCAGTTTCCGAGCTTGGTGAAGGCCCGCAAAATATTTTAAAGATCGAAGAGGACGCAAGTATTGACCGTCAGTCACTTGCCACGATGCCACCATTGGAACATCCATTAGGTAGGGCGCCCACCAAGTGGGGTCCGGGAGTTCGTATACCTTATCGTACACCTGGAGAGTACAGGTTTGCAGATACTCCCCGCTATGATGGCGGTTCTATGGAGGTACGCAGGTATGTAAAGGAGCAACTTGATCGCTACATCGGACGCAACGCTCCAGGCGTGGATCGTGTGGAAGCACAGATGAAGCAACAGCGAAACATCGATAAAGTGTTCCAGCACCTCAAGTATGTCATCGATCAAGTCTTTACACTTTATCAGCAGTATGGACCCGATACGGAATATTTCCGTGTCACCGGTATGCAGGATGCCCAAAAGTTTTCCAAGGGCAGACCCGGTGAGAGGTTTGACTTTTATATGCAGTTTGATGCCGCCACTCAAGACCCTGAGCAAATGCTTGAGAGGGTAAAGACTGTAGCAGAACTAGGTGGTATGCTTGATAAAAACGGCACTTTAGACACCGAGAAACTTCTTCAGCTTACCGTAGGTCAAATCCTACCTGGTGCTTCTGAGAAAATTTTACTTCCCAAAGAGACTGCCACACAGAAGGCAATGGAAGAAGAGCGTCAGACTATCGCCGAGCTTGTGGCGGGCGTACCGCCCAATGTCCGCGAGAACGATGCTCACGAGATGAAGCTTCAAGTATTTCAGCAGTGGTTGCAACAGCCTGACATTCAGCAAAAAGCACAGCAGGATCCTGCCATGCAAGAGCGTATACAAACCTATATGCAACAGCGTCAGATGCAGATTCAGCAAAAACAAAACGCTCAGATTGGAAGGCTCGGTACCGCACCCACACAATTCGGACAAACAGGAGGATAAGTATTATGCCAATGGTAGGTAAGAAAAAGTTTGGATACGGAAAGAAGGGTAAGGCGGCGGCTACTGCTTACGCTAAGAAGACCGGTAAAAGAATGGTCAATAAGCGTGGTAAGAAAAAGTGAGCATAACCTACAGAGGTGAACGATTTAGTGGTTACAATAAACCAAAACGAACAGCAGGAAAATCTAAGAAGTTTGCTGTACTTGCTAAGGAGGGAGATAAAGTCCGCCTTGTTCGTTTTGGAGACCCTAATGCGCGAATTAGAAAATCCGAACCCGCCAGGCGTAAATCCTTCCGAGCGCGACATAAGTGCGATGAAAAGAAATCTAAATTAACACCCGGTTTTTGGTCATGCCGGAAATGGTGATATGCCCAAGGACGCTTGCTATAAAAAAGTAAAAAGGCGGGTAAAGGTATTTCCCTCCGCCCGTGCATCTCAGCAGATCGCTAAGTGCCGCAAGGCAAAAGGTAAAGTCCGCAAGACAAAGGCAGGCACAAGCCTCAAGCGTTGGAAGGATGAAAAGTGGGAAGATACCCGCTCCGGGAAACCCTGCGGCAAAGGTGGCAAGAATGAATACTGCCGCCCCACCAAGCGAGTATCCAAGAAGACACCCAAGACCAAAAGCGAAATGTCCAAGTCGCAATTAGCCAAGAAGAAAGCAGAAAAGAGAAAGATAGGGATGGGCCGAAGAGTAAAGCCTGTCCGAAGGAAGTGATGTGCGAGAACTGCAAAGAGAATGGTATTGGGTCATTGTGCTGGTTATGTTCTTCCTCGAAAGAGAGATGATCCTGGATACCATGTTCATTGCCCTATCTATCGCCTTTGAAATATTTAAATGAAAAAGCGAAAAACGAACCACGAGATAGATGCCGACGAAGCAGTCCGCGCATTGGCCACCATTAAGAATGACCCCCACTTTAAGCAATACATTGCCATGCGGGAAGAGATGCGGGAGGAAGTGATAAGGCAACTTCAGAGCAAACCTATTATAGAATCCACCAATCGCCACTTTATGATGACGGGTAAACTTGAGGCTATAGACGAGGAACTCGATATGTTTTATAAGCTTTAGATTAGTAGTTAGTCTATACAGCCTCTGCGGTTATGGGGTAGCCGCAGGGGCTTTTTTGTTGCCACTACATAGTAGATGTACTACATTTTGCTACACTAGGCTACTTTAGCCTTGACTATTATGGAAACAATTACCGAAGAGGTTATCTCGGAATCCTCTGAAAATTCCGTGGACAGTGAAACGCAGGCAGACGGAAATGTCTCAATGGCAGAATTTGCAGATCAGATACTGAGACGCAAGGAAGCTAAAGAGTCAGAGCCGGAAGCCACCACCGAGGAAGCCGATGAACCCGCTGATATTACTGCGGAGCCTACAGAAGCAACCGAGGATAATACCGCCGAAGATACGGAAGACAACACGCCGTCTCCACAACCTTCTGATGTTCTTTCTAAATATAATATCGACCTGGATAACTTATCCGAAGAGGAAAGTCGCGAACTCGCAAAATCGCTGAACGCATCTGCGATTAAACGGTTTGGCAGACTAACCGCTCAGAAAAAAGCATTGATTGCAGAAAAAGCTGAACTTGAGGCACAAGCCCAACAAGCCCAGCAAGCGCAAACAACTGAACTGCCTGAGTTCCTCAAGGACAATGCACTGCACCACATCTCAGATCCACAGGCTCTTGCCAAAGAAGTCGAGCAGATGACTACGCTTATAGAATGGGCGGAGGAAGGTATGGACAACGAAGTCCAATACGATGACAATGGCAATGAGTACCTGGTAAAAGACGGGGATAAGACCTATACCAAATCCGAACTCAAACGCATCCGCACAAACGCAAAGAAGATTCTTCGCAAGGATGCACCTGCCCGTCAGAAATGGATACAGGAACGCTCCCAAGCAGATCAGCAAGCCACGCAAACCTTTGGGTTCCTTGGGGAGCCGGAGAGCGATGACTATAAGTTATTCATGCAAGTAAAGCAGTCACCGCTTTACAAGCCAATGGTTGAATACTTGCCCAACTCAAACTTTGCCCTTGGCCTCATGGTTGAAGGTATGAGAGCGGTCCAGGCAAGACAGCAACAAAAGTCGAAACCCGCACCCAAACCAAAAGCACCTGTTGCTTCCACGGAAGCAGGCGCGGCAAGGGGGAAAACTCCGCAGTCACAGAAGAAGAAGGCTGTTGAGGCGGCGTATAGGAAATACGAAAAAACCGGATCAATGGCGGACTATCAATCTTATCTAAAACTTAAAAGGAATTAATAAAAAATGGCATCTACAAAAACATATTCAGTAGCCGGAAATCGTGAGGATTTATCGGACATCGTCACCCTGCTCGAACCTGAGGCAACCCCATTGGTATCAATGGCTAAGAAAGCAAACGCAACAGGCACATTCTTTGAATGGCAGACCGATGATTTATCAGAAATTTCGTTTTCAGGAGTACTTGAGGGCGAAGACGCATCATCTTTTGATGATAAAGCCGCTAACCGCGCAAAGCTTGGTAACTATGTACAAAAGCTTCGCAG